ATTGGAAAGCCTGCTACTAGGACTTACGAAAGGGAAGACTATAGATTCTTTGGCCATCATACTATTGGTGGTCCAAAGGCTGAGGAAATTCTTCGTAGGTTAAAGTATCCCGTCGATACTCAGAAGAGAGTCGGACTTCTAGTTAGTGAACACATGACTCCGTTGGTTCATTTTGATCCGACTCCAAGGGCACTTCGTAGGTTCATAAGAAGAGTCGGTTCGGAGAATCTTGAAATGCTATTTGATCTGAATGTTTGTGATGTCAGATCGACTAGGAATGACGACATCGGATTCCTGAATGACATCTATGAAGAGATTGGTGAAGCTCTTCTAGATCAGCCCGAGGCTATGTGTTCTCCTCTGACTGGACAGGAGATCATGGCATGTGCTGGTATACCACCTGGTCGGCAGGTCGGAGAAATCAAGAACCAGCTCACTGAGATGGTCGTTGAAGGTATACTTATGCAGGATGACAAGCAGACGGCATTTGCAATCGTTAGGAATTTTGTGAACGGGGAAAGGAGGCCATAATAAATGTCATACATGCATATAGATAACCTCTACAAGAACAATGCTATCATGCTGTTCAAGGATTGCTATGCGCTTGAGAAGATTCATGGTACTTCTGCTCATGTTGGGTGGACTGCTACTAATGTTGAGGAAAACATACAGGAAAACTTGACATTCTTCAGTGGTGGATGTGACCATTTCTTGTTTCAGTCCCTGTTCAACCAGGACGATTTGAGGTCTAGGCTGAGGGAGTCGAAGATACGATCGGCCATCTTTTATGGAGAGGCGTATGGTGGTAAACTTCAGAAGATGAGTCAGGTCTATGGAAATGACCTTAGGTTTGTTGTCTTTGAAGTCAAAATGGGTGAAACTTGGCTAGATGTATCAAGGGCTGAATGGATGGCTAAGTGTCTTGGCTTTGACTTTGTCCCTTACGAGATCATTCCTTGTACTATAGAAGCTTTGGATGAGGCTATGAAGAAGCCATCTGTACAGAGTAAGAAGAATGGCATTGATGGAGAGTATCTTCGTGAAGGAATCGTTGTAAGGCCATTGAAGGAAATGATGGAACATGGAACGCGGATCATTGCGAAGCATAAGAATCCTGAATTCTCTGAGACAAAGACTCCGAGGCCATTAGATCAGAGTAAGTGGGCTGTCCTTGAGGATGCAAGGGCAATAGCTACTGAATGGGTGACTGAGATGAGGTTGTCACATGTTCTTGATGGGCTTGGCATTGTCGAACCATTCAAGATGGAAGATACTGGAAATGTCATAAGGGCAATGCTTGAAGATGTGGCTAGAGAAGCTAGCGGAGAAGTGGTGATGTCATCTGAGGCCAAAAAGGCTATCAGTACTACGACGGCAAAACTGTACAAGTCAAAGGTAACTACCTTCAAATAGACCGGGGGGTGTACAACTTGGCCTTTTTTGTGGTATAATCCTGCTAGTTGTTCTACTTGCTGAAAGGAGCTGGATGACAAAGGCTGAGTTACTCGAAGGGATCCGGGCAATGACAGTGCAGGACCTCATCGAGATTGGTCCCTTCCTCAAGAATCTGGCGGAACTCACCGAGGCTCTCGGAAAAGACCTCAAAGGTAATTGCTTCAATGTGGTCCTCGTACACCTTGGCCCCTACAAGATCGAAGTGATCAAGATAATGAGGGAATACTTCAGCTCCGTAGGTGCTCCTTATGGGTTGAAGGAAGTCAAGGACTTAGTCGAAATGCCAACACCAGTTCTGGTAGCTAACCTGAATGAAGCTGAAGCTACAGCATTGAAGGATAAGCTGACTAGTGCCGGGGCGAAAATAGAACTGGAAATCTGCTAGGAGGATATGCATGGTTCCTTCTCCCGCTTCTGAATCAGTAAGGACCTTCCTATTAGGTTCCGATAAGTACTGGTCAGCTAAGGAATTGGCTACTAGCTTCGGATCTTACCCTGGTGACATTAACGTCATATGCAAGGGACTTGCGAACAATGGTGACATTGCTCACTACTTCGTGCCATTCCAGTTGAAGGTCAATGGACATACGGTGGATGCGAAGAAGTACTTTTATGCAAAGTGGTCAGTGAAGGTACCGTATTCGTTCCACCTTGTGAATGCGCAATTCTCTTACATGATGAATTCGAACAATTCTCAGGTTCAGGTGAATCCAGCTGATAATCCTAATGCTCCAATGGTTCTTTCAGAAATGGCTGAAAAGGTAGCTAAGACGAAGGAAATACTTGCCAAACTTGATAGCATACCTTCGTATATTCCTTCGACTGGAAAGCTGGAATCTGCTCCTTCGATTCAGTCGGTGCCTAAACTACCTAAGGTTGAATGGACAGCAAAGCCACCAGTAGTTGTGCATAGTTCGGCTCAGTGGAAGGGTACTTATGCTGAGTCTACCGCCTACCTCTACAAGAAGACAAGTGCAGTCGGGCATCATAAGGTACCTGATGAGCACATTATGGAGTTCTTCGATCATTACAAACATCATCGTTTCACAATGAGGATCTTGGCGGCATACTTCGGATGCACGATTGGGCATATGTCAAAGGTAACTCACAAGTTAGCTAAGGAACATCCTGAGGATGTAGCAGTGTGGGTATACAAGGGGATGAATACAGTTGGGCATCCTAATACCTTTGCTGAATGGCCAATCGACTTTAAGACCTACAAGCATAAGGATGATCTGAAGGCAAATCTGGATTCGATATTTGAAAACCTGGAGAAGACATTTGCTCCTCCTCAGGTACAGAAGAAGTATTCGACATCTGCTTCTCTGAATCAGATCCTTCCTAAAATAGGCAATCTGCTTAAGGCGGATCCACTGAAGAAGATAGGATTCGAGGTCGAATATGCTCAGGCACCTCCTAAACCTAAGCCTGAGATTCCGACTCCTGGAGTACCGCATTTCGCGACTAATGAGGTAACCGAAGAAGCAGCCAGAGATGTGTGGGGGCTTAAACCTCTTAGCTTGATACAGGAATGCGCTGACCTGTATGTGCTGACTGAACTTAGTTTGGACTTCCCTGAGATAAAGGAAGTCTTCGAGGCTAAGAGAGATTTCTTGGCTGATCAGTTCTGCAACTATCTTGACATGGCAATCGGTGGTGAATTCAGACACACGATTTCCCATTGTCACAACTGGGAATACCTCAAGAATCATAAGAATTTGACGGTCATCAAGTATCTTGAGAATGGTTCTTTAACAATGGGAGGTGGTGATAGACCTAAGGCTCAGATGGCTTGGAAGAAGGTCAGATCAGATATGGGGATCGAGGCACTTGAACAGGTTTACATCATATTCAGCCAGGGAGCTTGGCCTGGTGGAGGATATGGTGGGAAGGCCTGGGCAATAGTAACCCAGACCTTGATAGCCTACTTGAAGGGTGAATATTCTAAAATGACATTTGTTGACACAGTGTGGGGAATGCAGCATAATTGCGATTTCGTTCTCAATAAAGCATGGAGCGTT